ATACCAAAAATATATATACAAAACAAGTAATATCATTTTTAAACGGTGAAACTTGGAAAGAATACCTAGAAATAGATACACAATCAAACACAGAGCAACACACAACCGATTTAATTAATAAATTGATGAATGGTACATTAATAAACAAAATAGAGGTTACACGCTCTAATAAGGCTAAATTATACACAACTAAAAAAGGTTTTGATAATATGGGTGAATTAGACGAGAAATTGAAAAAAGATATTAAAAATCTTTTAACTAAAGAATTGGGAACTAATGGACTTGAATTTAATTATTAATTATGACTAATTACTCAAACATTGAGGCAGAGCAAATTATCTTTGGAACTGCAATATTAAACAACGCTTATTTATCAAATGTAGCTGATATATTAGAAGAGAAACATTTTTTTTATAATGAGCATAAGTTAATCTGGAATCAGTTTATAAAAATAGGGCAAGAGGGCGGAATAGCTAACCCAACTACTTTAAGAAATTTTATGAACGATACAGAGGGATTTAATCATTTAGGAGGGGTTAAATACTTAGGCGTACTATTAGATCAAGCAACTGGTATAGTTGATATAAGACACTACGCAAAGCTTTTAATTGAATTATGGCAAAAAAGAGAATTAGAGATTTTATTTATAAAAGGATTAGACGATTTAAAAGATAAAAATTTTGATCATATTTCATCAGAGATTGAAAACGAGATGTCAGGATTAGCTTTTCAAGAAGCTAAAAAAAAGACCCAACATATTTCTGAAATAATATCAGATATAGAGCTAGAAGACGAGCAGGGATTGTCAGATAAATTTACGCCTACAGGATTTAGTAAATTAGACGATATAATGAGCGGAGGCATTTATAATAAACAGCTATGTATAATAGGGGCTCGCCCATCAGTCGGGAAAACGTCAATAGCTCAAGATGTTATTTTAAAAGCCAGTAAACAAAGCAAAAAATGTTTGTTTATATCTTTAGAAGTAGATAAAAGAAACGTGTTAGTTAAATTTTTATCAAATTTAGGAAGCGTTGAAAATTGGAAAATTCAAAAAAGAGTTTTGAACGATATGGAAAAAGAATCTTTAAAAGATGTAAAGCAAAAAATAAAAGAGATGCAAATTTATGTAAATGATAGCTCAAATTTAAACATACAGCAAATAGATAAAATTGTAAAAAATCAAATCGAAAAACAGCCAGTAGATTTATTGGTTATTGATTATGTCCAGATAATAAAGGGCATAGACACAAGAGGCAAAAATGAGTCTATAATAATAAAAGAAAGCACAACTCAATTAAAAACCATAGCTAAAAAATATGACATAGGGGTTTTAGCATTAGCACAAATAAATAGAAAGGCGGTAGAAGGTCAAAGCCAAGAGCCTACTATCAACGATTTTAAAAGTAGTGGAGGTATAGAAGAAGATGCTGACGTTGCTATAATACTGCACAGAGATAGAAATGAAGGGACGGAAGACGGCTATTTTTCTAATAGCGGAAAACTAATTATAGCAAAAAACAGGCATGGTAGAACTGGATCAGTTAATATTAACTTCGATGGTCAATTTGGAAGATTTAACGAATCAAATTTTTAAATATGGAACATATAAGTAAATCACTAGAAAGAATTTTACAAGAAATTAAAAAAAACTTAAATAAAAATAATTATGACAAATAAAATAAGCATTAAAAAACTGGAAAGACAATTAAAACTCGAAGGACATTCTAGTGCCTTTGTCAAAAATACTATACAAAAAGAGTTAGAATTCAGAGAGTCAGAAATAAAGAATATAGAAACTTTTGATTTTATTAAAGCTAAATGTTCGACAAGAGAATTAATCGGTTTTTGTAAAGGAAATATTATTAAATACATAACTAGAGAAAATCACAAAAACGGCATAGAAGATCTAAAAAAAGCTCAATGGTATTTAGATAAATTAATTAAAACATTAAATAAGTAATAATTATGACAAAAAAAATAAACATTAAAAACCCAATTTTAAAAGTGGGAGCTAAACTAAACAATTTTACAGTTTTACAGCAGTTAAAAAAAACTTCTTCGTACGATAGATACACTTTTCAATGTAATACTTGCGGTAAAGAAGTGGATAGTACACAAAACCAAGTTAAAGTAAAGGGCGTTACTTGTTGCGAAAATGAAGCAGATTTTATAAAAAAAATTGCAGGAATGAGAAAAAAATTAGAAGAAGGAGAAATTATTGAATATACGATATATAAATCAAAAATTATCAAATTTTATTTTGAATATTATCATAAAAAAAAATGTAGAATAGCAAATGGTGGATCATTAAAAATTATGAGCGAAAACCAGCCTCGAAGTGAAAAATACATTAATGAATCAACAATTTTAATCGGCGACACTATAGAATCTACAGAAAAAGGCTTGGCGATCAGAAGAAAGGGAGGAAATACCTTTAATTCTTAAAATTTACCTGACCAACTGCATTTGATAGATTAAACAAAATTTTAAAAACAACTTAATAAAATAATTATGAAAACAGTAAACATACAAGAATTAATCATTGAAAACAAAAAAATAAACTTAGAGGAATTAGGAAACAAACTAATAAATTTATACATAGATATAAACAATTTAACACCAGATGAAGCCCAAAAAAAACGAATAACAGAAGTATTTAACAACTACGTTAACAATTTAACTCCATCAGCAGGCAAGGAGTATATTATGAAATTAGATTACAATCTGGGGAATCTTAAATTGGAAATCGAAACTATATTTGAGAAAAATTCTGGGGGCAGAAAAATAAATTAAATTAATTTGTTGATTTTAAAATAAACTACTTATAGAATTAACTCTGTAAACAAATCAATAATTTAATTATGAAAACTTATCAAGTATTTATTAATAACAAACCTATTAAAAAGCATTTTAAAGTAAATAGCCTTAATGAGCTATGGAATAAATTTAACAAATGGGCTAAAGACGTTAAATTTTCTGATAGCTATGAATATTCCAACGCTTATTTGGGCGGTATGGCTTGGGTAATTGACGAAGGAGTGGCAGAAGTAAAAGAATCATAAAAATTTAAATATAAAAAAAAATGAATTATCAAGAATTTTTAAGTAACAAAAAATACAAAGCAGACTCCTTTGGATTTAAACCTAATTACGTACCAGACATAGCCTTTGATTATCAAAAACATATAATAGAAAAATCTATTATAAAAGGCAGGGAGGCTATTTTTGCAGATACTGGGTTGGGTAAAACATTAATACAAATATCACTAGCTAAAAACATAATTAACGAGACTAATAAAAAAGTCTTAATATTAACTCCTTTGGCTGTAGCTTTTCAATTTATAAAAGAGGCGGAAAAACTAGGTATAGATGATATTGAATATTCAAAAGACGGTAAGCACACTAAAAAAATAGTAATATGTAATTACGAAAGATTGCATTATTTTGATTATAAAGATTTTGTAGGCGTTATAGCTGATGAATCTAGCATACTTAAAAACTTTGACGGTAAAATTAAAAAGCATGTAACGGACTTTATGAAGCAAGTTAGATTTAGATTTTTATCTACAGCTACGCCCTCACCCAATGACTTTATTGAGCTAGGAACTTCTAGCGAGGCTTTAGGTTATCTACCTTACCATGATATGTTAGCGAGGTTTTTTGCTAATAACGAAAACAATATAAGACCTCAAGATATAGGTAATAAATGGTATTTAAAGCCTCACGCTAAAGATGATTTTTTTAGTTGGGTGAACAGTTGGTCAACTTTTATTAAATATCCTTCCGACTTAGGTTTTAGTGATAAAGGTTATGAGCTGCCCGAGTTAATAGAAAATAAACATTTTGTAGAATCAGAATACTTAGTAAAAGAAGGTCAATTAGAGTTTTTTCAAAAACAAGCTAGATCTATGGGAGAAGTTAGAGAAGATCAAAAATCAACAATTCCTACTAGATGTGAAAAAGCGGTAGAATTAACCAAAGGTAGAGATACTTCTGTTTATTGGTGCAACTTTAATGATGAAGGCGATTTATTAGAAAAACTAGATCCAGATGCTATACAATTAAAAGGCGGTATGAATTTAGATAAAAAAGAAGAAGTCTTAATGAATTTTGCTCAAGGTAATATAAAAAAATTAATTACTAAACCAAAAATTACAGCTTTCGGATTAAATTGGCAACATTGCAATCATACTATATATTTTCCAACTTGGAGCTATGAACAATATTATCAATCAATAAGAAGATTCTGGAGATTTGGACAAAAACAAGAGGTTACTGTTGATTTAGTATTATCAGAAAATCAAACAAGAGTATTAGACACGCTTTTAACAAAAACGGAAAAAGCAAAAGAACTGCATAAAAATATTGTAAATGCAGTAAATAAGAAAGTAGTTTTTAATAAAAAAGAATTTACAAATAACATAATTACACCATCTTTTTTATAAAATCGATTGACTTTAAGATAAAATACCTTTAAACTATATTTTGTAAACAACCAATTTAATTAATTATGACAGAAAACTTAATAAAAGACCAAAAACATACTGACCAATATTCAATATATAATGGAGATTGCTACGATGTAACTAGTAATATACCAGACGAATCTATAGATTTTTCAGTATATTCCCCCCCTTTTTGCGGATTGTATCAATATTCATCAGATCATAGAGATATGTCAAACTGCGGGACAAAAGAAGAGTTTTTAAATCAATATGAATTTCTTATAAAAGAAAAAGCTAGAATAACTAAAAAAGGCAGATTGACAGCAGTACATTGTCAAGATATTTTAACAAATGTAACAACTAATGTATTATATGATTTTCCTGCCGATATTATCAAACTGCACGAAAAGCACGGTTTTGTATATGTTAATAAAATTTGCATCAGTAAAGAACCTTTTGAGGTTAGGATGAGAACGATGGTAAGATCTTTGATGCATAAATTAGTTGTAGATGATATGACTCAATGCTTTACGGCTATGCCAGACTTTGTCTTATTATTTAGAAAAAAAGGAGAAAATAAAACGCCAGTAGAAAATTTAAGAGGTTTAGAGCATTATTTTGGAGGTAGTCCGATATCTACTCCGATGCGTCAAGCTTTTAATAATGCAAATGATACTAATTTTTCTGATGAGGAGGTTTTTGACTATTTAAAAGAAAAATATATAGGACAATCAGACAAACTATATGAAGAATATATTAATTGTGATAATCCCGATATTAAAGAGGACTTAAAAAATCAATTAAAGGATATTCAAAAGAAGAATCAATTATCTCAATATATTTGGCGAAGATATGCTGACGCTTTTTGGGATGACGTAAGAATAAAAAATGTATTACCATTTAAATCAGCTAGAGAAGATGATGACGAAAAACACGTTCATCCCTTACAGTTAGACGTAATACAGAGATTAATTTATATGTATACTAATGAAGGCGAGAGCGTGCTAACTCCTTTCATGGGGGTAGGTAGCGAGGTTTACGGAGCGGTTAGTTTAAAAAGAAAGGGTATAGGCATAGAGTTAAAAGACTCATACTATAAGCAAGCTATTTTAAACTTAGATAATGTAGATCAAGTTAAAAGAAAAGAAGTTGCAAAACAGACTAATATTTTTGATTCAATTAAATAAATAATACAATGAAATTTACAATAGAAAAAAGTAAAATAGCTAACGTGATAAGTAATTCATTTAGCTCAATTAATGAGAGAAATAATTTAGAAATATTATCTAATATTAAAATTGATTGCATAGGAAAAGATTTAATAATATCTTCTACTGATTTGGATTTATTTAAAACCATAATCATAAAAGATATAAATATACTAGAGGAGGGCAGTATAACTGCAAAAGCTAGACTATTAAATGATATTATTAAAAAAGCTCCTAGTGATGCGGTTATAAATTTTTCAATTAAAGACGGTAACGCTATAGTTAAATATGGTAAATCAAGATTTAAAGTTCCAACTATGGGATCAGAAAACTACCCTTTACTAAGTTTTGAAGACGAGCTATTAAATATAGATGTTAGTTGTAATGATTTTTTCACTATAATTAACAAATCCAAAATCTCAATATCTAATGATGAGGTAAGAGATTATTTAAATGGCTTGTTTATTCATATAAAAGATGGTAAACTTATATCAGTATCAACTGACGGAAAAAGGTTGTCAAAGTCTAGCATAAATACAAAT